TCATTAATTAGAGCAACAGAGAAAGCCGAAAAAGTTTCTGAATCAGATATTAAAGATATAAAATCATTATATAAAGAAGATCTCCAACAAATCAATATTGAGAAAAGCGAAAGTAGTAATATTGTTCCAACAGAGAAAATGACTGGAACGACAGAACTCACAAATAAGAAAACGGAATCAATAACATCAAAAAGATTACTAGAAGCAAAAGAAGCTCTAAAAGCATTTGAAAGCGACAAATCTAAAGGTGAATATACATTTGATGATTATATAAATGGAATTGGATATCGTAGAAAATATAAAGACCCAGAGGCTCAAAAAGAATATGAAGAGCTTTTATACAAAAAACATCGATATAGAGCAGCGGGAGATTACCGAAAAAAAGGATTGGAAGATGCTGAATATTATAAACAACACTATCAACAAATGATTGATAGCGGTGTTGACCAACAAGATTATGATGTTCAAGATTTAAAGTATCGATATTTAGAAAGTATGGGTTATGGTGAGAGATTGGATTATGATCCAAGCGTGCTTGAGCACGAAAGTCTTTATCAAGACCTTTTTCTCAAAGAAAAAGGAATGTTGCCTGAAGGTTCATATGGTAATACAGACCAAATGATTCATAATCTATTGATGGAGAAGCCTGAGTCTGTAACTAAGCCTGAGTCTGTATCTGAATCAGTTCAACCACTAAGTAAGCCCGCACCTATGCGAAGCGATCTGGTCAAAGATTCATCCAGATTACTAGAAGCACAAGAAGGTCTAAAAGCATTTGAAAGCGACAAATCTAAAGGTGAATACACATTTGGTGAAGTAGGTCGTTTCGGATATCGTAGAAAATATAAAGACCCAGAGGCTCAAAAAGAATATGAAGAGCTTTTAGACAAAAAAGACCTATATGGAGACTCGAATAAGACTTTCGAGCAACGAAAAGCTGAAGAGGCTGAATATTATAAACAACACTATCAACAAATGATTGATAGTGGTCTAGATCCACGAGATCTTGATGTTCAAGATTTAAAGTATCAATATCTAGAAAGTATGGGTTATGGTGAGAGAAAAGATTATGATCCAACCCAAGTTGAGCACGAAAGTCTTTATCAAGACCTTTTTCTTCAAGATAAGGGAATGTTGCCTTCTGAAGGTTCATATACAACTGGAATGGCTGGTGATTATGATCCAGATAAAATGATTCATAATCTATTGATGGAGAAGCCTACAACACCTGTAACTTCAAAGAATGTTACTCCTATTACTAAAACTGAAGGAGCTCAACTTACTATGGCTCAAAGAGAAAATGCAGAATTAAAGGGTGAAAGTAGTAAAGTATCAAGTGCACCAATTATAGCTCCAAGTAATATTAATAATTCTAAATCTTCAGTATCGAATGTTACAGTGGCCGCACCACCTCATATCGATAAAACCCAAACTTTATTTGGTACAACTCAGTTAGCTTACTAAAAAAGAGGGGAGCGGCAATTAAACCACTCCCCCCTACTTATTCTAGATCAGAGATTCTTAGCCTTGTTGGGCTAACTTGGCAAAATAGTCAAGTGTGTCACCATCATCTTCTGAGTCTAGGCTTACATCGACATCTTCCATTTGAGACGCAACAGGTGCGTCAATCTTTGGTGGAAGTGTCTCATTAAGCTCGACTTGTTTTTCGGTCGAAAATGTATTAGCTAAATCCTCTTCACCGAGAACTTCGTATAACTTCTTCTTCAATTCAGAATAAGATTTATAGTTACTTTCGTTAACAAACTCATTCAATCCATAGAGTGAACTATAAACTGATTCAAGTTTACCTTCGTCACCATCAAATAATTCAGATGGTGCTTCGAACTCAGACTTATCATAATTACGATAACCTTCAAAGTTACGAATCTTCAGTTTAAAGTTAGCTCCGCCCCAGAAATCGAATGGATTAACTGGCTTTTCATCTTGGAACTGTGGTTGCATAATATCCATGATTTTATCCATGATCTTCTTACCGTACTTATAAAGGAATACCTTACCTTCATTTTCAGGATTAGCAGAGTCAGAGATAACGAGGATATTAGAGACATGATGCAGACGACGCTTACGCATGCGTGCAAGCTCTTTGTCTTCTTCACGACCAGTGTTCCATAGTTGACTGTTCAACTCACTTACTGGATCAGTTTGACCAATCGAAGTGAGAGAGTTTTCGATATACCAGCGACCAGTTGGTCCTTTAAATCCATGGTCCCAATATTTGATCCATGGAAGATCTTCACCTTCAGGTGCTGGCAAGAAGCGAATAACGGCATAACCATTACCTGCTTTATCTACTGTTGGTGCCCAGAATCGATCATCTCCATAAGACTTCTTCTCAGTGTCTTTAGAAGCTGCGTTAATTAGCTTATCGATTGCTGCTGCACGATTTTGTTTTAGGTTTGCGAACGACATATTATTTTGTATTTTCTTTATATTGTATTGTATTGCGGTGTATTATTAATACCAACAAATTCTATATTATACTGATTTGGCTCTGATGTAAATAGTAAAATGATTCTCTCACGATACTTGTTTTTATTATTGCTAATCAGTGGAATAAGAAACGGCTGATATTTTTTGAGTGTAAGAAGAGTGGATTGTGTGATACCCAATGGATCTCGCAACTCGCTCTTCAGGCTTTTGATAAAACCTACCAAATGATCTATAATCACAAGAGTATCGGCTGATAACTGTTGACTCATATAAAGATTAAGTAGGAGATTATCAGACTTGTTAGAGGATGTTCTACATACTCCATCAAAGTCGAGGTTATATTTATACGCATTTGCTCGTATAAGTTTTATTTCTTTTTCGAAATTATAATATAACGATTGACGATATGAATCACGTTTTTTATGAAGATCATGATTCATATCTCCAATCCAACAAATATCTGACATTATATTATCAACGAAAAATAGCTTTAAATCATCTTCGTTCGAATAATGACGTGCAATTTTCTCAAAGAAATATCGATCACGCCTTTTCTCAAACGCAGATAGTTTTAAGTTAGCTCTAAAATTATATTTGAATGCGTCATACTTCTCTTGAGAGAAATGTAATTTGATAGAATTATATAAGCAATATGCTTGATATCCATTCATACATTAAAGAGAGAGGCAGTAGTTCTTTTAATAATATTACGACTCATGGCTTCCGCTTCAAGCTTAACTTTAAGAGGACCTTTAATGAGCTTTGCCATATCTTCAGGATCAATCATTCTCTGTTCACACAAATGGCATATAGCTTCAGCGTATGTCATATGATCTTTATGAACCAACATTTCAGTTTGAAGCACTAACTCTTCACGAGTCATGGAGATTTTAACTTGTATTTTCTTTGACATTATGTTACTTTAATAATGAGAGTCTGATCATTTATACGACCGTTAACTGGTTTACGCTTAGTCTTCAAATCCTCTAGAATCTTCTTACTTTGCTTTGGTGTTTTTGTTACAATCGCATTAAGAATCTCATTTGGTTTTCTGAGAGTCATACTATAACTTAGACTTTCATTGTAGTTCTTAAGTGTTGTGCCCTTGACGCTCATACCTTCTCGAGAATCACACACATATACGTTCAGTTTACGGTATTTAATATTGAATGTATATACTTCATTTGATCCAGGAATTAGGACTGGAGATGCTGAGGTAATAGCATACTCATCAGACTCAGACAAATACTTCAGTTGCTTCACTTGCTTATCAGCTGACTGAACTTTTTTCTTACGAGGCTTACGAGCATTCGTATGCGTAGCCTCATATTTTTCAAGTTGAGAAAGCATTTTATCGAGCTCTTTAATTCGATTACGAATAGCTGGTTTACTCAAATGAGAATAGCCTTCAACACAATCAGGATCACCATCAATTGCTCCACACAATTCATCTTTCTGTCTCATGAGCCATTCGTTTACATGCTTAAGACCTGCAACTGGGATCGAATTAGATTTGAGAGAAGAGTGTAGATTGATGCCGTGTACTTCTACATTTGTATTAATCCAATCATCAAGCATCCAATCTAAGTCACGACAAACAGTAGATTCAACCTTATTCTTTAATCGTTCTAAAGGACTTATATTCTCTGTCGATGTCTTTTTAGGTTCCGATTTATCTTCTTCTTTTACATATGTCTTTACATATCCCTTTAAGAGATCAGCAATTGCGCTCTTTACAGTAGCTAAATCATCATGTGGTTTAGTCACGGAATAACCCGGGTTTTCTTTGTAATATTCCATACAGCCATCACATATTGGCAACATACCATTATTTAGAGCTCGACAAAGCTTAGATATGGTTACAGAAGGCTGGGTATCTGGAAGACTTTTGATATATTTAATCTCATCTTTGCTGTACCCATTATTTTTCATCCAATCGAGTGTAAAGACTTTTAAATCTTTAGCGTTGAGATAGTAATTATAGAAACCAAACATGCGATTTCGATTTTTCATGAACTTAATAGGATCCCAGTTTTCACATCCATCCCATTGAGGTTCTTCGCCTGTATATTTTGAATCGCAAGCGATAACGCGATTATATTTATCGAGTACTTTAGCCATAATTTTATTCGCTTAGATCTACAAATGTGTCAGCAGTGTATTTTGTCATAAATTCAAACTCTTCTTGAATATCATCAAGAGACGGTTCTTTAGGTGCAAAATCCACATAATCTTCAGCGAACTTCTTTTTAGGTTTAGCAATTCGACCTCGAGCCGGCAAACCTTTACGTCGACGATCGAGTCGCTTAGCTGTTTTTTTAATAAACGCAAGTCTTTGTTTTTCTGTCATAATGTAATACTATATCAATTTGAGTGGTTTGTAAACTAAATAATTATATGCAGCGATTACAGCCACTACATGGCTCTGTACGATGTCGACGAATTTGTTTCCAATATCCTTCACGTACAACAAATGGATTTCCATACACGTCATAATTATACACAGGATTGACCCAAACACTTTCATAGTATGTATAAGAGCGAACACAGTTTACGACTCGTGGAGAATGAACACGAGGTGGAGGGGAATAACACCGATTGGGCGGCGTAGCAGTTCCTTGGCGATTAAGAATTCCACCAGTAACTCCTGATACAACTCCAATCAGCACACCTGTCTCTGAATCACGCTTTCCAGTATTATTGCCAATGACTCCACCTATGACGCCTCCTACAACTCCATCTCGAATAATCTCATTGAGTTGATATTGTGCGTTTGCTACTGTTGCAATAGATGCAACACCGATTAATGCTATTGTTAGTTTTTTCATAATTGTATTTATCCGATGTAACGATATACGTAATATTTTCTATCACTGTCAGAAAAGTATTGCTCATCTGACTTAGACCATTCTGCTTTTCTTAGAATTGAATAAATTTTGTTAGTAGTGACTCCAAGTCGATTAGCAATTGTCGATACAGAATATGATCCGCGAGAAACATACTTCTCATTCGAAAACCATTCTTTAACTGAGAGTATTAGATTGTTATTAGTCATCTTTAGCTTGATTATGTATATATTATACCACATTAGAGTTATTCTGTATACCGATAAAACTCGTTGTTAATCAAAGGTTTATGATATATAGAGAACATATACATAAATTATTTAAAAAATATGTGTCGACCAATCTGCGTAGTGCGAGTCATGCTCTTCGCCCAATAGGGAGGTTTGATATAGTCAGCATAATAGTGATCAGCGCCGCGTGTATAATTAGTCATCTCCGCAGTGTTCACAATCTTCATCGCCTTACTCCATCGTGGATGCTTCTTTGCTTTTGCGATATTCTGATCAATGTCCTTATCGTTCCAACAAGAGAATTGCCATTTCTGAAGACAGACTTCAGACATTGATTTATTCCTCTTAATCGATCT